CTAATTGCGAGGACAGTTTGGTATATCAAACTCCGGGTTGAATGCATAGAAATTCTTGCTGTCGAGGTCATCCTGAATAATGCGCAAGGCTTCACCGAAACGCTGGAAGTGGACGACCTCACGCTCCCTTAAGAAACGGATAGGATCACATACATCAGGGTCTTTGACCAGCCTTAAAATATTGTCATACGTGGTGCGCGCTTTCTGTTCTGCCGCCATATCTTCAAAAAGATCGGTAAGAGCATCACCCTTGGACTGAAATTCGCAGGCGTTAAAAGGAATACCGCCCGCCGCCTGTGGCCAGATACCACCGGTATGGTCGACATAATATGGTGCAAATCCGGCAGCTTCAAGTTCTTCCGCACTTAAGCCTTTGGTGAGCTGCCGGACGATGGATGCGACCATTTCCAGATGCGCTAGTTCATCAGTACATAGATGTTGGAAATGGTTATATGTATTGGATTTCTAAGGAAAAAACATTCTCCACGTATCGTCCGACACCTGCTTTTGACTCCATATTATTATAATATATGATTTTGGAAACGCAGGATTTTAAAAACTGGTTCTTTTCCGTGGCGGACAGCTCCGGATCATTTAAGGCATTGATACAGTCGCGGAAACGCCGGATTTTTTCCCCATAATCAACGTAGTTTTCTTTTGTCTCTTTTGCAGCAGTCAGAGCAGTGATCGTAGAAGCGATTTCCTGCTGGGTTTTAATATTCCTTTCCAGAAACTCTTCCTTTGAGTAAATCCCATCCTCATAAGCATCTTTCTGTCTCATATCTTTTTCCTGCAATTTTTTGAGACGTGTTTCAAGGTTTGCAACGATACTCTGATTTACCGCCTGTGCATTGCCATCGTCGGCAAGGAGCGCTAATTCGAAGTCATGTATAGTATTTTCCATAGAAGAGATAAAACGCTCTAAAAAGGCAGAATAAAGCACTGATTTTGTGTGGCAATATGACTGATGGTTGCATAGCATGATCTGGGAAACGGAATTAGGGTTCTTATATATCTTAAGAGACATAGCGTGGTCACAGGTACCGCAGTAGAGCAGACCGGCAAATGGATTGCATAATTCTTTATTGCGTCGGAGACTTGGATTAGTTCCGCGCCTTGCCATGCATGCATCATATAAATCCTGTGAGATGATCGGTTCATGCAGCCCTTTATAATATTTCGCATCCGAACTTCTCGGACGTGATTTTTCCAATCGTCCGTCGTTGATGTATTTTACAACTTTTCTGGTATCCCACCGGATCAGTCCGAGATAGAGAGGATTGCAGAGAATCGAACTGATAATTGCAGGTGTCCAGTGCGCTGCCTTTTTCGGTTTCAGATTCATGCTGTCAAGCTTATGTGCGATATTTGTAAAACCGATACCACCCGGAGTATAAGCGTATAACTCATGGATCAGCCTGACCACATTGGCTTCCTCCGGGACAATTTCAAGAGTGTGGCAGTTGACACCATCTTTTTTAATCACGATTTTGCGGTAGCCGTAAGGATCTACAGAACCGATATAATGTCCTTTGGCAGCAGAGGATTCCCGACCACGCCGCAGAATGCGTTTAGTGTATTCCAGATAATCATTACCTCTGGTGATCTCCATCTCAAAAAATTTACGTTCATATTCTTCCTGAAGGTTAAATGAGTGCGTGAGAGTAAGAACAATGGTATTTGTGTAGCGCAGGATATTAATAAGCCGGCCGCAATCCTCCAGATCGCCACGGGAAAGACGCTGTGGCTCTACGATGAGAACAGCTTTTATCTGCGGAGATTCTATTTTCTGCAGAACGATCTTAACCTGTGGTCTGGAGTCGATTGTCTCACCGGATACCACCTCACGGTAGATGTTCTTTTCCGGGATAGGAGAGCCAAAGTTAGTATTGGCATAGTCCTGAATCATTTCCTCATGTTTTTTTAAAACGTCCTCGACAGACATTTCGGGACTATCTGATCTGGATTTACGCAGATAGACAATAATTTCGTCTACACTTAAGGATTCCATTGATTGAGTTAATTCGTACATAGTATCACTCCCTCATAAAAATATATGAAAAATGGGTATAAAAATAACAGCCAGCAAGGAACGTTTGTTCCGCTTGCGTTTGGCTGCTCCGAATGATACAATATGCTTGCTTAGGGCTTTCGTATCATTCGGAAGCGTGACCGTCCTGCTTTGGTAGAGTGGGGCGGTTTTTAATTTGTTTTGCTATGTTGAGAAAGACCGGCGACATTTAAAATTTAAGTAATAAAAAAATGGGTGCTACTATATTAGTGATTACCACACAGGCAACTTATGCTAAAAAGTATCGCACACTAATATAGGTTTACACACCCATTTAATTGCAGTATATGCTATTTGCTTGCTTATATTACCATGAATGTGCCAAAATAGCAATATTTTTTTGAAAAAAGATCAATTTATTTGCCAAAAGAACCGTGTGGAAATTTTAAGGCATTATGTATTTTTGATTTGAAACGGTTATAGTACAGCTTGTCTTTATATTCATACCAACCATAAAGAGCATTTGCCACATAGTCTGCAGCCTGAACAGGATAAGCATTTCTGTCATCTGAATCCATATAAGTAATATTTAGATCAAGATCATATTGTTTTTCATATATTAAATGAAGCTTGATATACTCTTCAAAGGAATTTCCAGATGCAATTTTGGTTGTATGGTTATCACAAATAATATTTATTTTTGCACCATTGTCTTTATCTGATACGAGACTATCAATCAGAAGCTTCATTAGAAAATTATAAAAAATATTCTTTTCTTTTAAAAGCCTTGGCTGTACATATTTTAAGTCTGCTACAATATAGGAAATAGTTAAATCCTTACTGGCAATAACTTCTAAGATATGGTATTTAATACAAGGGTAAGCATCTTTTGCTTTTATTTCATGTGAATGTAAACAGGCTAATTCCTGAAATTGTAACTTGGCAATTCCAAGTTTTCTTTTCATAACATTATGCAATGCCTTGTAATTATAAGTATCGATACAGGCAATTACGAAATAACGTCCAGAAGTTCCTAAATTTCCAGATTCATCAAAAATAAGATAACGTTCTTTATTATCTTTATCAGAGCACTCAGACATAAAATTCCTCCTTTCTGTAAAAATTTAAAAGTGCAGCAGTTGCACCGGTGCAACTAAATATCATTTGGATTGCTAATCATTTTCTTTAATTTTTCTCTATCCCAAACTTTAACATTTAGACTTTCTGCCTCTTCCATGCCGTGGGGCGATAAATAGCTATTTGTCATGACAACGGCAATATCTTTTTTAAACATATTTTTTGCTGAAAAGGCAGCTTGGACGGCATCGTTAGGAACGGTATCGTTATAGCGTTTGCACTGAATAGCATATGAAATATCAGATTTATATGCAAATATATCTACACCATGATCGCCACTTCCGGATGTTACCGTTACATTATTAAAATGGTTCTTTTTAAGAATTTCTGCACATGCATATTCGAAGTCGTGTCCTTCCATTTTATCTAAATTTTCTAAATTAATATTTTTAGTTAATTCATTAGATGGTGATGGTATGTACATACATTTTTCGTGAAATTCTTCCATTGAAACTAACACATCAAATTTATTCATTTCAGAATTATAAGATAAAACGTTCATGTTTTCTAATATTTCAAGATAATCAAGTATGTCATCAGGATCAAATTCTTCATACAATGTGTCTGCTCCATTTTCAATAGCTATCTCACCAATACATATAAGAAGCTCTTTATCGAAATCACTATGTTTGCATTTGTATATGGACGGATCATAATGATCAATAAATTTTTCAAAAAAATCCTTTGACATTAAGATATTATTTTCATTATCCAATATATGTGCATTTTGACCTTCTTCAAAAATTTTGTGCAAATCTTCTTTGGCCAAATGATATTCACGCATTAAGGCTACAGGGACAATTTTATTTGCATCAACAATTTCCCTCATAACACTTATAAAAAGTGGGTGTAATCCCTTTATAATAATTCTATCAGATTCATATGGCGAATTTGGAATAGTAACATCTTCATCATTTTCATGGTTATGAGCAGAAACTTTCTGAAATGTCTCGTGGCAATCGCTATCTACATTGTCTTTTAGGTGCAGATTATTATCATTGGAAATCTCTTGATTTACACGGTCATTGAAATTTTCAATTATATATTCTTTATTAGTCAGAATACGCTCTAAATCAAAAGAAGGTTTTGAAGAAAAGGGTATTTTATCCTCATATTTTTGCAATTCAGAAAGAATATCAATTATTTTATTCAAAGCAGAATAAAACGCAACATTATCTACGGTGGTATTAATTATAATTGCCAAAGCTTTTGCTTCGTTTATGCGATCTTGAACATATTTTTTGTCTTCATCATCTAGATTAACATATAATTTATCAGATATTTTTTCTTTATGAACAGAGGAATCATTTATTTTAAATTTGTCTAATAGTTTATCAAAAAACATTTTATCACCCAAACATTTTAAAGTTTACCAATTACTTTTCCAAGAGTGGCAGCAGTCTCATCCAGAGGAATGTTCTTGTAATCTTTATTCAAAGAAATCAATTCCTTTTCACCAAGCTTTTTCACAAAGCATTCATTGTTAATCTGGAAGATGCCAATGTCTCCAACCTCGATTTCCTGTGTAGCTTCAACGAGGAGAATGTCTCCATCTTGAAATGCAGGTTCCATTGAGGAACCATTTACGCCAATTGCATAGCTGACATTCCTGTATTCCGGTTTATCTGGAATTTCAATATCCTTATCCGGAAGATTATCGATCACAAGTTGACCTGTTCCGGCAGAGGCATTTTTAAAATAGTAGCTGATCAGCCGCATCGGAAAAGCAGTAACAGGACGGGAAGCTTCGCCAAGCTTGCCATAACATTCAATGCGTTCGGTTTCTTTATCCAGAGTAAAGTTCACTAATTCCTTACCGTGGTCATCAAGATTACGATATTTTTTTACAAGATGTTCCATCTCATCATATGTTAATTCAAATGGGAAAGTTGTCTCATCCTGCCATAGAAAATTAGCATCTACATTCAACTCCTCCATCAATCTTCCGATAGTGTTCACATTTGGTTCCCTGGTACCTTTTTCATAACCTGTATAAGTAGATTTAGCGACACCTATCTTTTCAGCTATTTGTTCTTGAGTATATCCGATTTTTAAGCGGGCTTCTTTTAATCTATCTGCGAATGCCACAATATACACCTCTTTTCTAATTAATCTTTAATTGGATAGTAGCATTAGTTTACTTATAAATCAATATAAAAAACGCATTTTGCAAACTTTTTTATGATTATATATTGACAAGAATGCAAAACGAGACTATTATACAATAAAAAGTTGCAAAACGAGAACAAAGGAGGCGATAAGATGCAAATTGCAGAATGCAACAAACCAATAGCTGGCAATATTCAGAGAATTATTTCAGAAAAAGGATTAAAACAAGGAGCGGTTGCGGAAAGAGCTAACATTTCACCCAATGCGTTTAGTGCAATGGTAAGAGGGAGAAGACTTATTAAACCGTGTGACGTCTTAGATATCGCATCAGCACTTGGAGTGGCAGTGAATGAACTGTATCAGAGAGGAGATGAAAGATAGTGAAGAAACATGCAGGAAGAAATCTAGTGGCAATAGTATTAGCAGGTGTTGTAATAAAGCTATTGACAGAAATTATGCATTTGAGCATTGACAGATACCAGTTAAGTTGCATCTATATGCTTTTGTATTTGTGCATTACAGAAGTTTTAAAAGAGAATTAATGCATGCTTTTATTTCTTCTTCGTACATAGTCAAAAGGTATGCAACAATCCAAGCTAAAACGTTAAATATTTTAGAGAATGATGGTTTCATTCTAAAACCCATGTGGTAAATGAGGCTACTTGGAAATGAGATTAATTTTTTCAATGCTGAAAATGGATTTAAACTTTTTACAAAATATTTTCGTAAAAAATTTCTTTCCATGAAAAGTTCATGATAAATAGCAACAGCAGATCTGTAATTTTCATAATCTGATTTTTCATAACCAAGTGTTTGTGAATTATAAGAAGTAAATTCGCAGATATCAGGATATTTTGCAAGGACGTTATTTAATGGTTCTCTGTAAGTATCCCCTACCAATGTTCCATCGTAGGATGGGGATGTGGATTGCAAAAATATTTCGAGTTTTTCTATACATGAGGTGATCTTTAAAACACTAAAGAATCCATGAAGTATGGAATAAAAATAAATTAAAAGCAGGAGAACTATAAGAATTTTAATCATCGCTAGTAACCTTTCATATTTTGCTTGGAAGCCTGTATGTTGATGGTAACACTTGAAAACAAGAAAAACAATCATGAAAAGTAAAAATGTTAAAAGAGGGATAAGAAAAAATGAAGATTTTATTTGTGATAATCATAGTTATTTTGATTATTGTGATAACAATTCAAAAAGCAATGATAAATGCTCTTTCACTGTATATTCTTGAAAACGAGAAAATGCCAGATAAGCAGATTCTCAAAAAGTATAGTACTAAGGCTATAAAGAAAATGCTTCACATGAGAGGAGATGAGTAAAGATGAACAAATTAGAAGAAATTCTTACTGGAATACCACAAGAGATAAAAACACTGGAAGTAGACACTGAAAAGAAGATTTTCAAGTTGAATGGTATCGATTTTGGAAAAGGATGTGAAGAATTTATGATCAGTTGTACTGGTGGAGAAGGATTTAAGATTCGCATGGAACTTTCAAAACGTATTATCTATGCCAATTACGGAACAGACAATACGTTAGAAAGCGAACCAGAAGTAATAGAAAAAACTACGGAATAAACTGGGAGATAAATTGAGCCAGCTCTTTAACGTTGTTTTTGAATCTGTTTTCCATGTATTCAATGGCATCTGATGTTAATTCAAAAGATCCAGTAACCCAGACTTTAAAGTAATGCAAATATTGTAATTCTGAGCATGTGGAATGAAAATCATCCTCATGCCATGAAGAGAGAGAATCAGTCTCATGAATATAGTCTTCAGAAAAATAACGAGATTCAGTTTTTGACTGTCCTGATTTTACTCTTTCCAAGTAATCATGGTAACAGATACAGAGTAATGCTTCGGCATCTTTGGTCATAATAGACGTCTCCTTTCATAATACTCGGATACGGCAATGTCCTGTAAGGAGATTGTAACACCAAAATAATTCAATAGAAAGAGTGTCACGGACAACTTTTAAAGCATTAGATAAGAACAGGAGGTGCAGTGTATGGAATATAAGAGAGTAATCCAGGAATTTCCAAATGGTACCAATATCAACCTTATTCCAATCCTAACACCGGAAGAGGAAGAAAAGCGGCATCAGCGGTTGAATGATGCAGCCGTAAGGCTTCTGCTTGCCCAGGAAAAAAAGGATAAGGAAAAACAGATGAAAGTTGCCACGTAGGAAGTGGCGGAAGGACAAGCTATGAGAGTGATTATTGAAAATTATTCGAGAGTTCCATTGCCTGTAGCAGTATTAATGGTTTTCTTAAAGCTGAATGGAAATTCAGATAAGGAAAAAGAGAGACATGTTGTAATTGAAAAGCAGGAAAAAATCGATGGAACGATCTTTACAGTGAGGGATGAATGATGAAAAAGAAAATTTTAGAAGGCGTAGGAATGCGTTTCGTAGCGATTGGCAGTTGCGAACAGCTTGTTATGTTTGCCTTGATAGGATTTTACCTGCTTTATAGAGTGGCGAAAGGAGAAGATTATGAAGATTGCAGCGAAGACGGAGATTAGTCCTCATGAGGAAGCACTGATTCAGGATTTTATAAAGCAAATGAAGCAGGAACATCCAAATTTGGAATTGTCTATGAATGACATTTATGATTCGGCACTTCGCACCGGAATAGACGCTGTGTTAGAGCAGATCCGTACAGACCGCAGACAGAAAATAATGGAGGACTGGATACATGAAACAAAAAGCTACAAAAGAAAAAATGATAGCGGAATATAAAACATGGTTTGCTATTTTCCTCAAATGTTTAATCGAAATAAAGGTTGATGCTCAGATCAAGGCAGAATATACCGAGGAATACCGGCACAAATTAACAGGAATGCTTGAGCTGATGAATGGCATGAAAGTGATCACAGACGAAGAATATCTGACCATGTATAAAGAAGTGGAGAAAGAATTTAATACAGAACGATTATATGGCTTCAGATATCTTATGAGAACGGAGGTGTTCCATGCTGACCGTGACTGAGGTTGTGGAAAAGATCTTCAAACAGCCGGATATATTCAACAGCGAGATGGCAGCAGGCGAGTACTGCAAGGCAAAGTGGACGTACATAAACACAGTGTTTGTGGCCGGATTCATTGAGATGGACAGGGAAGCACTGGACAGGCTGTTAGAGATGTTCAACGAGAAAAAAGTGAAGGAAGCATTCAGGAAAGCAGGTGGACCAGATGATACAGGATGCAGACCTAAAAAGAAAGCTGATTCTGCAGGCTGACATATTCCAGCATCATTACAGAAAAAAGGAATATGCAGAAGCAAAGCTGATAAGGGAAAGGGCAGGGATAGTCGCAGTGTTCATACGGCTTCCGGAGAAAGAGCGCACAGAGTTTTTCGGAGATAGGCAGGGAGACGAACCAATAGAAGGACTGTTCAGAGAAGAACAATGTATCAGGGCAGGGTTTGAGTGCATCAGGAGAGGCTTTGACATGCAGCGCATGACGTATGAGGATGTCATGGCATTGGTAAATAAAAAAATGGGTTAAGAAACTAGCACTTTCTTAACCCTGTGAGTAAAAACGTTGGGAACGTATAACTCTATATTTATATTACCACAAAAAGCCTGAAAATGCAAGGAAAACGGGGATTTTTCATCTCCGTTTCAGCCTTGATAAAGATATTAAACTTAGGACACGGTGGGGATATGACAAAAAGAAAACAGCACAGGTTTAAAGGTGGAAAGATCATTGATGTGGAAGAATACCACGATGGGAGATATGGAGCACCGGGATGTAAGAGAGAGAAGAAAAAGAATCCGACAAAAGAGCAGATACAGAAGATCAATGCATGGAATAAGGCAAGACGATGTAGATGGAAGCTGTTGGAGTATTTTTCTCCCGGTGACTGTTTTGCAACATGGACATATGAGGTAAAGAACAGACCGCCGGATATGGCAGGAGCATTGAAAGATTTCCAGAAAGCAATGCGGAGCGTGAGGAAGGAATATAAGAAGCGTGGACAGGAATTGTTCTGGATCAGGAATATTGAAAGGGGAACAAAGGGAGCGTGGCATATCCATCTGATCGTGAATGAGATCGGAGAGACAGCGAGTATTTTACAGAGAGCCTGGACGAAGGGCGGCACATGGTCGATCGAGATCAGGAACAGTAAATACCATGATGAGGATTTTTCCAAATTATCAAGCTACTTGACCAAGGATGAACATACAACAGATAAGAAATCGGATGGAAGCCCGGCAAAACCACGTATCAGCGAATCCAATTATAACTCAAGCCGGAATATGCCGCTGCCAGAGCCGAAGGTGGACAAGCTGGTACGGTGGAAATCAGAGCCGAAACCGAAAAAGGGCTATTACATATCACAGATCCATGAGGGAATCAATCCGGTAACAGGATATAAATACAGGAGGTACACGATGATCCGATTGAAAGAAGGTGACAGCGGATGAAGGAAGTGAGCATTTACATAGTGACCGGCATAAAAGGCAGGTGGCAGCAGGACGGATATATAGGCTACGTGTTGGAATATTACAAAGAAAACAGCAAGTACCCGGCGGTGATCAGGGAAGTTGTACCGGTGCAACAGATGAATGAGAACCGATCGACATTAGAATCCCTTATCATGGCACTACACCGGATGAGAGAAAAATGTATTCTGACCGTCTACACGGAATCCAAGTACCTCTACAACGGATATGAGGATGCAGAGTATGTAAAACGCTGGAAACAGAACGACTGGACGAGGTCGGACGGTCACGAGATAAAAAACCGGGATAAGTGGCAGGAACTGGACAGGCTCATACAGGGAAATCTGGTCAGAATTTTGTTAAACCAAAGAAACGCTTATACCGAGAGTTTGTGGCAAGAGATCAAGATGAAGGAGAGATAAATTATGGCATTATTTGAAAGATTTGGAGAATTTGACTCTGTGGAAGAATTGAACATGACCGCAGAGGGATTAAAGGAAGAGGGAGACCTTGAAAGCCTTAAGGTGCTGGCAGTGGAGAATGGACTGGACGAAGCGGATGCAGAGGATTATGCAAACGGAATCGTGACGGAGCTGGCAAGTGACCTAATGGCGGCAGCGGGAAAGATTGCAGTCGAGAGCAAGGCGCTGGGCATTGATGGGATCATGTCAGACTGGAAAGACACTGTGATAGAGGAATGTGCGGAAGACAAAGCTTTCTGTGCAGCAGTCAGAAAAAAGGATAAAAGCTTAAAAGAATGCATGGCGAAATTGATACAGTTTGCTTTTGAGAACAAGGTACAGGTAAATGATGAAATCATTAAGATTACAAAGGTAACTCATAATGGAAAGCTGGAAAATTTCAGAGGACCGCTTTACATCGGCATTCCAAACAGAATGGAAGTAAGAAAAATAGCCAGAAAGTATTATTTGGGAGAGTAGAAAGATGCTTGCATATAAAGGATTTAACAGCAATCTTACCTGCACAATGGGAAAAGGAACGCTCCAGTATGAGCAGGGAGTGAAGTATACAGAAGAAAATGCACACTGCGGTGCAGACGGATTCCATGCAACAGACGATCCACTGGGAGTATTGAGCTATTATAACAAATCGGATGACCGCTATTTTCTGGTGGAACTCGGCGGAAATATCGACGAGGACGGAGTGAACAGCAGGATATCTGCACCGGAGATCACGCTCATGAGAGAACTGTCAAAAACAGAGATGTACATGAGAGGCCTTATATGGATGTCCAGACATCCAAAAGCGAAGAGGGCGTCAGTTGTACGTGAAGAAACCGGGGATGCAGCAGGATCAGGGCATGTGATCGTGAGAGGGAAACATCCGAAAGCCAGAGGAAAGAAAGGTGACCTGCTTTACATAGCAAAAGAGAACAGAGCCGGAGAGATAACAGATGCCGGTGTATATGAGATCGGGATAGATGGTTTCGAGGAAGATGTCTTTTATGGTGTAGACGGAAAGGCGGTACACGATGAATAAAAAAGAATTGGAAAAACTGCGGACGCTGAACGCAACAAAAAGCATGATAGAGGCATTACGGATGCCGGGAAAGAAAAATGACTGGAACGGTAAACAGCATAAATACAGATATTGGCTTGCGGCGAGATGCCAGCAGTTCGGTGGAATATTAAAAGTCTCGATCTGCACGAGGGAGGATATTGAGAAGAATATCTTAAAACCAAAATGGGATATTTTCATCAATTATGAGGGAGAAAGCTATATCACAAGAGAGAGGCAGGAAGACGGAACGTATAAGTGGCGTAAAGCAATGATCGACAACCTGGAAGAAGGCTACTGGTATAACGGAGGATACGATACATACATGTATTTTAATGCTGGGGGCTTATATACGATAAAAAAACTGCTTAAAACCAAGCAGGCAGGAAGTGCCGGGATCATGGAGTGGCAGCAGGGGTGCAAAAAAAGAAGGGAAGATGAGCGGATCAGGAAGTTGACAGACCGGTGGGATGAAGTGATGAAGCCGGTAGGGAAGCCGCCGAAAGGCTTTAGGGACTGGTATGAGCATAACGGCTTTGACGGAAGTAATTTTATTTACTATAAAGGTGCCGGTGCGAAGACCGGGTACTGCACATCCTGCCTGAAAATGGTACAGCTTGACGTAAAACCAAAACATAATATGCCGGGAAAATGCCCAGTATGCCATAGAATTATAAATTATGTTTCGCGTGCAAAAAAGAAAAATGATGTACATGTGCGGTGCAGGGCGTTTACATACATCCAGCGTTATAAAGACGGACTCATCCAGCGCAGGTTTGTAGCAGGAAGAACGGACACAATGAATGCACTGGGTGTAAACAAGTGTGACTTCTGGGAATCAGAGACACACCGGCAGATTGTGAGCGCGGGTGTGGTAGAGGTATACGAGTACGGAGAATATAAAAGAAGAAAAATGTGCTGGCATGAAACAGATTTGTATTGTGTTCCGTCTGACGGCAGCATGGTGTATGCAAGAAATCTTTCAAACGTATTCAGACACTCCAGGACATCCTATCCTATCGCAGTAAAAAGTGGATGCGTGGAAGATATCGGGCGTTATCTGAAGAAAGAAAAAGAAAGGCCTCTGATAGAGATGTGCATGAAAGCAGGGCTCACGATGCTGGGAAGGTATTTCCTCAATGATTGGGGGTATAACAACACAGAGAAAAATATAAATGCACACGAACTTGGAAAGATGCTCTGCATTGATAAGGGGAGGTTAAAAAGACTAAAGGATATAAATGGGGACGGAAAGATTTTAAAGTGGCTGCAGGAAGAAAAGAGAAATAACACCATATACCAGGATGAGGACATCAGGACCTTATGCGAGGCAGACATCTACCCGGAAGACACAAAACGCAAAAATCCTTTTCAATATCTGTCAATACACAAAGTCTGCAACTATCTGAGAAAACAGCAGGAGTACAGAAGATCACTTGGAAGAAAAGAGAATATGCGTTATCTGTGGAGTGACTGGTGCGATTATGTGGACATGATGCAGAAAATGAAAATGGACTGCACGGTAGAACTGCTTTTAAAACCGAAAGACCTCACAGTGGCACACAATGAACTGGTGGCGAGGATATCACTTAAGGATTCAGCAAAAGAGATCCGGGAAAAGGAAAAGAAATTCAAAAATGCCAAGAGCCTGGTAGAATCCGGAGAACTTATAAAGTATGAATACAGTGAAGGCAGGTATTGTATCGTTGCGCCCAAAAGTATCAAGGACATTTACGAGGAAGGAATTGTATTAAAGCACTGTATTCATACATGCGATGTTTATTTTCAGAGAATGGATATCAGGGAAACATACCTGCTGTTTTTGAGAAGGGCAGCAAGACCGGATGTACCGTGGTACACGCTCGAGATTGAGCCGGGAGGAAATATAAGGCAGAAAAAGTCAGTGCTGAATGAGGCATATAAAGATCTTGATGATGCACTTCCGTTTTTGAGAAAGTGGCAGCAGTGGGTAAAGAAAAATCTGTCGGCAGAAGATAAAAAGCTGGCAGAAAAGAGCAATAAGGCAAGAATTAAGGGATACAAACAGTTAAGAGAAGAAAAAAAGCTGATCTGGCATGGAAGATTACAGGGAACCTTGCTGGTGGATGCACTGGAAAATGATTTTATGGAGGTAATGTGATGAACGAAGTGATCGAATACAGAAATTATGCAGAATACAAGCAGGAGTTTGACACAGAGTTAAAAAAGACCGCGGAGGGATTTGTCCGTATCGGATATCTGTTAAAAGTGGCGCGCGATACCAGAATTTTAGCGGAATCCGGCTATCAGAATGTCGTAGAATTTGCCAAGGCAGAATACGGGATCGATAAGACGCAGGTATCCAGATTCATGAACATCAATGATAAGTTCTCTGAGGGCGGATACGCACCGGAACTCAAAGCAGAATATCAGGGATTTGGATATGCCAAATTATCGATCATGCTGTCGCTGCCGGATGAAGTAAATGAGGTACTGACACCGGATCTGAGCAAGTCAGAGATCCAGCAGCTTAAAGAAGACGTGGACGAGGAGAAAAAGACCACGGATATTGAAGTCATGCTCGAAGAAAAAGACAGCGTGCAGCAGTCACTTGATACAAACCTTGAAAAGACCATGTATCAGCTTGGTAAAGATGCACCAGAAATATACAAAAAATTGTGGATTTCGGCTGTTAAGAATGGGGAGACAGGAAAACACTTCATTGAGAACCTCATACCGAATGAACAAGCTGTCTACACAGTCCGTATTCCAGGAGTAGGTGCACATATGCTTGCGATCACAGAAAACAGTGATGAAGTGAAACTTTTAAATCTGCGTGATGCGAGCCGGAACGAAATGTACAGCAAAGAGGATATTGAAAATGCATTTGGAAAGATCAGCCATGCAGCAGGAACATGGAGAGAATCCTGGGAAAAGGAATACGGTGAGAAATTACCGGAAGAAAAAGGAAAAGTTGCACCGGTACAACCGAAATCCGCACCTAGAAAAGAGAGCAAAGTTATCTCAGCGATCAAAAAGAAGGATGATGTGCAGCAGGCGGTAAAAACGGAGCCGCCAAGAGAGCAGACACTTCATGATGTTGATCCGGAGATTCCAAAGCCGGATCCGAAAAATACAGAGGAAAATGTAACAGAATCCGTTATGAATGACAGCGAAACTAACAAAAATGTTGTAAATTTACCGGAAAACGTTTCAAAACCGGAGGAAAGCGTATCAGAACAGGGAGAAAACGTACCAGAGGAGCAGATACCGGGACAGGACGACATCATGAACCACCCGGAATATTTGCCGGAAAAGAAAACAGACAGGCAGATCATTGAGGATGCCAAGAGAACGGTTGAAGCTATACGCTTAACCATAAATGACTGGGAATATACGATACCACAGGGAATGCTTGCAACCATATTAGATCGTGTTGAATATTTAAAAGAGACTTTACAGGAGCTGGTCAAAGGAGATGCCAATGAGAATGATGCTTAGGATCAGGCTTTTCATCTGGTCCGTATGGATGCGGATGCCAAAGCCGTGGTTAAAGAGAAAATACCAGAAAGAGATTGAGCGCATGCAGCAGGCGGTGAAGAGATGAAAAAGAAAAAGAACAAGATCAATTACAATTTCACGAAGGAAACCTGTTACCGTATCGCAGAGAGGGACGGTAACGAATGTATTTTCTGCGAGATTGGATATCACATGGACAAGTGCAGATCAGAAATGCTCTTAGGGATACCGGACATCATGCATTACATAAATAAGAGCCAGGGCGGACTTGGTATCGAGGAAAATGGTGTGCTTGGATGCAGATTTCATCACGGACTGCTGGATAACGGCAACTTAGGACTACGGCCGGAAATGTTAGAGATTATGAAAGAGCACCTCATGCAGCAGTACCCGGACTGGTCAAAGGACAAGCTTGTCTATAAAAAATGGGATTTTCCAACTTTTGGATAATATATCACGGTAACTGTCGACAGAGGATTTCCGGAAGCGTAGCTGGGGCTTCCGGAAGAAAGGAGAATTATGAAACAGCCAAGTAAACCGACAAGAGCACAGAAAGTGATTATTTCTGCACACAAACTAAGACCGGAAAACTGGATGGTCGTATACGAGAGCAAGGACACATTGGAAGTCATCAGTAAAAAGACATCCATGCGGAAGGTTTTGAATAAGTGAGGCGAAATCATGCAAAAGAAATGTAAATATTGTGGGAAAGAATTTGACGCTACGAAATCAAAGCGTCTGTATTGCAGTGATAAGTGTAAAAAGAGTAGATGGAGAGAAAAGGATAAAAAGCGGAAATACGGTGTGCATATGGAAAATCTGAATGCAGCAGTCGTTGATATGGCGGTAAAGGCAAGGGAAGCCGGTATGACATACGGACAGTATGTAGTGAAGATGGGAGGCACGGATCATGCGGAAAAACACAAAAAAATATAAAAGAGAGCTTGCAACAGCAAAAGCAGATATCAAGAGATTACTCAGTGAGGAGCATGTGCCGTGTGAATTTTGCAGATATGAGGCACGAATGGATGTACCGTGTACACAGGGCGATAAGGAATGGTGCAGACAGAATGCAGTCTGGAAAGGAGTATCAAATGGACGAGAAGGACGCAATTAGTATTTTAAATATGATTGAAGCACATGGGGCTTTACCAGTAAAAGCAAAGGAGATGGCAATCAATGTGCTTGAAGAGGTGCAGCAGTACCGGGCGATTGGTACGCCGAAAAAAATAAAAGATTTATTAGAAAAAGCAGCAGAGGAAATTGAAAACCTGTATGGTAGAGAAACACAATTATCCGAAGAAATCAGAAAATCTTTGGACAGTTAAATTAGAATTTAGTGTATTAGAAAGTAGGTAAAAAGATGTTTGATACTTATAGCCCAACACAAAAAGTAAATGTAAATGCGGTTAGCGGAACATTGTCAAAAACCTGTAAAGATAGCTATTTTCAGTGTTGTCAAAGAGGAAGTAGAAAATTTGATGATATTGTAAATAAAAGACTTGTTGTTATATTGCAGGCAATGATTATGTCCAATGATTATGTGATATTTGAAGTTATTTCACAAAAAGATTTTGAAAAAATAGCTGATTCAAACTGAACATTTAGAATTTAAGCGGAGGTAGAAAAATGGCGAAAATATCAAAGAAAACAATCGAAGAAATTGAGGACATTTTAGATAGAGGATGTGATTATGCTGATACACAGACAGTGGTAACAGAAATCGCAAACGAAGCACTGAAAGAAAGTGGCTGTGAGTTGTGTCAGTGTGATGATGCAATGGTAGTTGACTGGGACGACAAACCAATTTGCACTGTTGAAGAATTTGCAAATATCTTTTGGGACAAGGCAGTAGAGGATATCTTGAACGTGTTAAAAACACAGGAATAAGGATTTGAGAGGTAAAACTGAACTTTAGGAGGTTAAGAACATGAGAAATTTGATTGACACATTAAAAAGATTTGACAGTTTAGAAACAGTGATTGCAGAACTGGAAGTGTACGCTAAAGAAAGTGAAGCAGAAATTACGGTAGAGGATTTGGCGGATTATCTGAAAGATGAAGCTGATTATGCAAATGAATAATGTGTGGAAAACTGAACATGATAGAAGTATAAAAGGTATTGAATATAATAAAAGAACATTATATAATTTTCACACGAGGTGAAGATTATGTCAAATGAAAAAGAAATGAAAACATGTTTTGTAATAACACCGATTGGTGAAAATGGTTCTATAACTAGAAGAAAAATAGATGGACTTATAGATGAAGTGATCAGACCTGTATTAGAAAAATTAAATTATACCGTTATTGTGAGTCATAGAATAAATGATAGCGGAACAATGACGTCTACAATAATAGAAAAGGCATATAACAGTGATTTGGTTATTGAAAATCTTACTGGAAATAATCCCAATGTTATGTATGAAGTTGCTATAAGACATGCATCTGCAAAACCAATTATTCATATTACTGAAAATATATCTGAGTTACCATTTGATATCAATGACCAGAGAACCATTGAATATACAGATGATATGTCTGGTGCATTAGAATTAAAGGAACGACTTAAAGTTATGGTTGAAAGCATTAATTATAAAGAGTGTGTGAGTAATCCGGTTACGGAAGCTCTTTCTAAAAGAGATTTAGTAAATATTCCAGAAAAGGGGGATGTTCAATTAAATGATGTTTTAGCTGATATACAAAAAGATATTAGAAATATACAGAGGGAAATAAAGAGAACACAGCAATATGAAAAGCTTGTTAATATAAATACACATACGATTGAGCCGAGTGAAAAGAAGATAGGTGAGTTAGTGGGAAAAAATGTTTATTTGGGAGAAGCTAGGGCTGGAAGATTTGAGAGAGATAGTATGGGAAGATTAATGTATATAAAAGCTGATGAAGAATAAATATTTTAAGTCAAAAACTAGAGCCGTTGAGCCGAATGTATGAGACTGAAAAGTCTTGTATGTCCGGCTCTTTTTATTTGGAGGAATTATGTATAAGACACAGAGAAATTATGAAAATGTACAGAGGATGTTATTTAACGGAGTAGGACAATATGACATACCGGAGATAGAGCCTACACAATTTGATAACGCTGAGTTTATCGGATATATGCCACGGTAGATAAGTTTAATGACATTAAGTATATCACATTCCATGATGCCGAGGGGGAAAGGGTAAAGCAGATTGACGTTAAAGGGAAAAAACATAATGGAGCATTACCACATACTCATAACGGATATGAGCATGACGAGTACGGAACTTATCCAGGGTTATCAGTTAAGGATAGTAAGAGAGTTGAAAAAATACTGAAATCATGGGAAACAAAGCGTAAAAAGTTGAATTTATAAGAGGGAAATGGTATATTGCTATATGCAAGGCTGTAGTTCACAGAGGAGAACACCGCACAGCGGAGAGCCCGGTGCAATTCCGGGCAACTTGCATCATGAGGATGTACCAAATGGTACTATCTTAGCAAGTAGTCGTATAGGGTGATTACACCGTGATGGCGGTTACTCCGGTTAGAATCCGGGCGCTTGCTTAAGAGGATGTACCATAACGGTATGTCCTTTTTTTGATCGAAAAGTTAAGTAGTTTTGCAGCAGTTGCACCGGTGCAACTTGTTGACTTGTGTCAAAAAAGAAAATATAATATGTGTAACAGAGCCGATGAGCCAAATACATTGAGAAAAACCGTGTATTTGGCTCTTTTTTTATATTTTTTTTCGGAGGTGGCAGCAGGATGAATGCAAATAAAACAATTCAAAAATTGCAGATGGCAATATTGCAGCAGGGTTTAGCTGTTACCGTAAGCAGGAGACAATTTTTTTCAACAAAAACTCAACATTTTATAACAATTACAGCATTAAATATTAAAGTTCTTCACTTTTTTAAGAAAAAAGGAGAGTGGAAAGAGCAGAATTACGAGATTATGAGCAGTGCTTCCCAACTGGAAATTATTGAGTGCCTGCTGGAAATATATAAGGCAGTCAGTGGATGAAGAAAATAACGCCAAAACAAAAGAAATTCGCGGATTTTTACATTGAATGTGGAAACGCAACAGAAGCTGCAAAAAGGGCGGAATATTCAGAGAAAACCGCCTATTCTATTGGACAAAGGTTGTTGAAAAATGTTGAAACATCTGCCTATATAGCCAAAAGGCAGCAGGAGATTGAAAGTGAGAGGCTCTGTACACTGAAAGAAATACAAGAATTTAGAAGCCGTGTGATACGAGGAGAGGAGAAAGACGCCTTTGGTCTTGACATAGAAATATCTGATAGATTGAGTGCATGTAACCAACTCGAAAAAGCTTTGGTAATTGAAGAGATGGAGAAAGAGCGAAAGAAGCGCGAAGAGGAAGCTTTGAACAGGGGAACGTATCATACGGATCTGGATGTTGTGGCAGATACATTTCATTCAGTTGTGAGAGATATCAGGAAACATGGTCATAGAGAATATGTTTTTGAAGGAGGACGAGGAAGTACCAAGTCATCCTGTGGAACAATCATCCCTTATGAACTCATGGAGAATAATCATAATATTCATGCATTGGTAATCAGAAAGGTAAAAGACACATTGAGAGATTCTGTATATGCACAAATGCAGTGGTCATGCGATAAGCAGGCGGAGAACCCAATGTTTGACCGTGACAACTGGAAGTTTGGACTAAGCCCACTCGAAATAACATATACACCGACTGGACAGAAAATATATTTTCGAGGTGCGGATGATCCTGGAAAGATTAAATCTATCAAACCGCCATTCGGTTATATTGGAATTGTGATATTTGAGGAGTTAGACCAGTTCAGTGGACCAGAGGAAGTGCGAAATATAGAACAGTCGGCTATCCGTGGTGGTAATGATGCATATGTATTTAAGTTTTTCAATCCACCGAAGAGCAACAGTAATTGGGTTAATATCTACGTAAAGACACCAAAGGAGTCGATGTGCGTACACCATTCAACATATAAAGATGTGCCGCCGGAATGGCTGGGAAGAGATTTCATAGAAGAAGCAGAGCACTTACGGGAGGTAAACCCGGATGCATATGAGCATGAATATATGGGCGTGGCGAATGGAAATGGAGGTATGGTGTTCGATTATTTGGAACTGAGAGAGATTACAGATGATGAGATTGCAAGAATGGATCGTATCTATCAGGGAGTAGACTGGGGATGGTTTCCTGATCCTTACGCATTTATCAGAAGTTACTATAATCCGGCACAGGAAAAGATATATCTGATTGCGGAAAACGTAGTCAAAAAGACAAAGAATACACAGACAGGGCAGTGGATCATTGATCATGGATATGATGACTATGAAATTGTATGTGATAGTGCTGAGAAAAAATCTGTAGGTGACTATGTTGATATAGGGTTACCGGCAAGACCTGCAATTAAAGGACCAGGAAGCGTAGAGTATGGGATGAAATGGTTGCAGGGAAAGACGATTGTTATTGATCAGGCGAGAACACCTCATGCATATAAAGAATTTACAGAATATGAGTATGAGAGAGACAAAGATGGGAATGTGATCAGTGGGTATCCGGATGCTGATAATCACACGATAGATGCCGTGAGATATAGTTATGAACCACTGTGGCGTAGAAGTGAACATAAAGCTTAGGAGGATGAAATGGGAATTATACAGACACTTGGAATGTGGAAAGAGAGGATAATAAGAATGTTCAAAGGAAATATCAAAAATGAATTTGGTGTGACAGGAATTACTTCAAATGCAATGGAAGATGCAATAACAGATTGGATGGATGTATATCAGGGAAAAGCATCCTGGGTTGATCATACCAAAGGAATCAAGACAATTAAATTTGCAAAAGCTGTGTGCTCAGAGACAGCCAGACTGACCAATCTGGCACTGGGAATCACATTCGATGGCAGCAGGAAAGACTATATGACAGAATGGTGTGAAAGGGCAATCATGCCGAATCTGCGCCGTTGGGTAGAATATGGCTGTGCAAGCGGCACGATTATTATAAAACCAAACGGAGTGGGTGCTGACTTTGTGACACCGGACAGATTTGAAATTGTTGGGAAAGATGGAAATGGACTGATTGCCGGGATTATATTTGAAGATCGCTACAGAGAGAATGATAAATATTATACCAAGCAGGAATATCACAGATTTTTTGATGCAAAGGTCAATTATGGAGATGGTGATTACAAGAGTGTGAAATATTACCAGATTTCCAATAGGGCATATGTAAGCAGCAATTCAGGAGAACTTGGAAAAGAGATTGAATTAAGCCAGACAAAATGGAATACTTTACTGCCGGATGTATCAATTACAACAAAAAATGAAGTTGGCTTAAATGGGATGATGTTCGGGGTGCTTCGGATGCCGGCGGCCAATGACATAGATGTTGACAGTCCTTTGGGAATGGCAATCTATTCTGACGCGATGGAAGAATTAAAAGATTTGGATATTGCATACAGCAGATACAGTGAGGAAGTGAAGGACAGCAGAGCGTTGGAACTGATCGACAGAAGACTTGTAAGAGAACCGGGACACAAGGTAAATGAGGAGGTTGAACTGGATTTACCGAAACATTTCATTCCGGTATCGGGCGAGGGGGATCAGGAATTTTACCAGGCGGTGGAAAGACCTTTGAAGGTAGATGAAAGAATCAAAGGAATCAATGCACAGCTTTCATACATTGGCTATAAATGTGGGTATTCCAATGGATATTTTGCGTTTGACCAGAAAACCGGGATGGTAACAGCAACGCAGGTGGAATCAGACGATCGCAGGACCATACAGTTGATAAAAGATATCAGGGATGCATTACAGGTATGTCTCAATCAGGTTTTTTACGCGCAGTCAGTATTTGCCGATTTATATAATCTGGCACCGGTAGGCAATTACACAGCAAATTATGCCTTTGGAGATATCACGTATAATTTTGAGGAAGATAAAGTACATCACTACAATCTGGCGGTACGGGGCATTTATCCGTGGGAAGAATACTATGTGAAGTTTTTAAAATATTCCAGGGAAGAGGCAAAAGCATTAATTGAACAGGCAAAATCAGAGAATCAGGCTGATGGAATAGAATATGACGAGGAATAATATATGTTGACACCAGAATATTTACAGGAGATCACAGATAAAAGTGAGAGCCTTGCAGTAGGATTAAAAGAATATATCATAAAACGGATTGTGCGGAGTATTATGGTACGCTTGCAGCGAGGAGAGGAATTTACGCTTTCCCAGACAAATATGTGGAATATACAAACGCTGCAGGAATCTGATTCGCTTTTGGCGGATATTATGAAAGAGATAAAAAAACAGACAGCAGAAAGCAATAAGGTTGTAAAGAAGGCTTTTAAGGATGCAGGAATTACAGCACTCAGATATGAGGATGCAGAGTATGAAGCCGCCGGACTTGCAGCAGCGATTGGCACAAAAATGTCACCGGAATATATCAGAATCCTTGAAAGAAATTATGAAGCAACAAAGGGAGAATTAAAGAATCTTACAGGAACGATTGCTAAAGCGGCGCAGGTAACATTTATTGATGCCTGTGATGAGGCTCTATTTAAAGTTCAGACAGGAACATGCAGCAGATCACAGGCAGTGAAGGAAGCAATTGACAAGGCTGTAAAAGAAGGCGGGACGGTAAGCTATCCATCAGGACACAAAGATACAGTGGAAACGGCAACTCTCCGGGCAGTCAGAACAGGGATTGCAAAGGCGGCTGGTGATATAGCATTAAAGCGGATGGCGGAGATGGATGTGTGGGCTGTTTTAACATCTGCACATGTTGGAGCCAGAAGTACGCCGATACCAGAACCAGCAAACCATGAATCGTGGCAGGGACAGGTATTCTATGTGGATCTGGTAAAGTTGGGACTTGCAAAAGAGTACACAAAAGAAGCTGAGAGAGCCAAAAGTTTACACCCTGATTTTATTGAAAAGACCGGGTACGGAACTGGCGAGGGAATATTAGGCTGGAATTGCAGACATTCCATCGGTACATGGATAGATGGAGTGAGCAAAAATAACTACAAGAAAATCGATACAGAAGAAAATAAAAAAGCGTATGATTTGCAGCAGGCACAAAGAAAACTTGAGCGCACGATCAGAAAGTGGAAGATACAAAAGAACGGCTATAAGGAGGCAATGGACAAAGCTGAGGATGACGAGACCAGAGAAGCACTTGACGCTCAATACCAGAAAGCAAAAGAAAAAGTGGCATATTATAATAAAAAGTATGGACAATTCTGTGAAGAAAATGATTTGAAACTACAATATGACAGGTTATATGTTGGTGATCCGTCAAAAAAAGTGATTGATAAAAGTGAAGTGAAAGCATATAATATGGACAAGAGGTGATAGAATGCGAGAAAAAGAAACATTCTGGTATCCGTGCCCCGATTGTGGGGAAAAGATGTTGAAAGTACGGCGGGACACAGTATTAATATCATTCCCGGCATATTGTAAACATTGCAAGGATACGAAGATTATTACAGAAATCGAGCCCCTAAGTAAAGTGATGAGCCATTGAGCCTAATACATGATGAAAGTCGTGTATCAGGCTCTTTTTTATTTCGCGGAATGGCAGCCGCATTGCCGAGTCCGGGGGTAAGGACAAATCCTAATGCTGCTGGCGAGCAGGTAAAAGATACGGGAAGAGGAGGATATGCAACATGAAAAATATTTTTAAAATTTTGGAAGGTCTTGGGATTGAGGTGCCAGAGGATAAGAAAAGCACTCTGGAGAAGGAAGTTCATGAGAACTACCGCACCAAGAAGGATTATGACGATCAGGTGGAAAAAGCAGAATCGACACAGAAACTGTTGGATGAGACAGCGGATAAACTGAAAAAGTTTGATGGTGTGGATGTGGCAGATCTTCAGGAAAAGTTGAAAGAGACGACTGAAACATTGGAGAACGAGCGCGCAGACCGCAAGAAAAAAGAGGAAGAGGTTGAGAGACACGCTACGGTAGCAGAATATCTGAAAGAAAAACGTTTCGTAAATGATATTACCAGAAATGCCATCACGGCAGAGCTTGAAAAAAAGCTTGCGGATGATTCAGCCAAAGGAAAATCAATGGATGATCTTTTTAACGCAATGGTCAAAGATTCCGAAGGAAAAGACATTCCAAACATTCTGGTATCGGAACAGGCAGAGGATGATGCAGATAATGCAGCAGTTTTCACGGAGCCGATGGGAAACCAGACAGACACAAGAATTAAGGGAGATCCAAATAACATGGATTTCGAAACGTACAAAAAATGGAGAGAGCAGAATAGCTAAGAGAGGAGAATAATATGCCAAACAATTTTTTAACACCGAAGATTATTGCAAATGAGGCTTTGATGGTTTTACAGGCAAATCTTGTTATGGCCAATCTGGTCCATAAAGATTATTCAAAAGAATTTGTGAAGGTTGGAGACACGATCACAGTAAGAAAACCAGCGAAGTTCATTGCTAAGAACTTTACAGGAGAAACATCAAATCAGGATGCAACAGAAGGATCAGTACTTGTAAAAATGGACAGATTCCGAGATGTTACTGTTCCGGTAACATCAAAGGAGCTCACGCTGGACATTAAGGATTTCTCAACACAGATTGTCACTCCGGCAATGCAGGCAATCGCACAGGCAATTGATGAAGACCTTATTGCGGTCGGACTGGAAAATGCAAAACACATCGTGAAAGGAAATGCGAAAGCAACAAAGCCGGAAGATATTGGTAATATGGCAAAGCTCTTTGATGTTGCGAAGGTGCCGTTAGCAAACAGACGTGTTGTTATGCATCCGACACATAAGTATCGCTATGTAATGTCTGATAATATGTCAAAGGTATCAGAATCTGGAAGCGAGAAAGCTTTGAGAGATGCAGAGATTGGAAAAGTATATTCATTTGATACCTATATGGATCAGAATTGCCCGGATGCACCTGTTGAGACAGGAACAGCGACCGCATATAAAGTTACTGCAAAGAAAGGCGAGGAAACAGTAAAACTTACAGATGTGGATGCAGCTACTGGCACTGTGAAAAAGGGTGATTCCTTTATAGTTGACGGATATAAATATACGGTCGTGGAAGATGCTACTGCGGTAGGCGGAACGATTGAAACTGTCAAGATTGACCAGCCACTGCACGCAGATTTCACAGCAGTGAATGCATTATTGATCAAAGAGCCAAATTCACTGGCATTTCACAGAAACGGAATTGCTCTGGTAACAAGAAATCTTTCACTTCCTATGGGTGCATCAAAAGCATATATTGCATCTGCCAATGGTCTTGGTGTGAGGGTTGTAATCGATTATGACACAAAACATAAGCAGGATACAATTTCGTTTGATATTATCTACGGAATCAAGGAACTTGATGAAGAGATGATTGGAAAGATCAAGGGCTAAATATGGGATACACATCATACGACTTCTATAGGCAGAAATATTTTGGTGAAAGTGTAAGTGAGACAGAGTTTCCAAAATGGAATGAGAAAGCCAGCGATAAGCTTGATTTTCTTACCTCCGGAAACATCAGGAAGATCGGATACGCGCAGCTTGAAGAATTTGCCAGAGAGCAGATACAGAAAGCTGTGTGTAGACTGGCTGATGAAATGCAGGCTATTGAAAAACGTACAGCAGAATATGACGCAGGAAAAGTGATCAAGTCACATTCGGCAGGAAGTGAAAGCATTAGCTTTGAGGTAGGAAAAAATAAATTAGATGCTATCCTCACAAGCCAGGAGAAGCAGAATATGTATCTTTTGGCAGCAGCCGAAGAGTATTTACAGAATGTAAGCCCAAATCTGTTTTACAGAGGATATGAGTAAAAAGCAAAGACCAATGGATGATCTACAGATTTGAAATTGGTCTTTTTTAAAAGGAGAGTCATGTATACAGATACGATCACAGTATTCAACCAGCAGAAGGTAAAAAAGCAAATTACATGGTATCCAACCGTGATCCGCGGAGTAGAGCTACAGATTACTGCCGGGCGGAATAGAAGTACAACAGGATTGGAAAATGCGGATTCTGCCAAAGTATTCATAAAATATGAAAATAGCAATGGAAAGATGCTGGTTGAAACTTCACAGGGAGAGAAAAGAGAGTATTTAAAACCAAAGTCATGGAACGCTTATACCGAGAAAAATCAGGCTTTCACGTTTCAGGAGGGGATAGATTTCTTTGTTCAGGGTGAGTATCAGGAAGTTGCAATCATGGATGCTGACTATGAAGATGGGTTCTTAAGCTATATGAGTGATCGTTATGATGATTTATTCCTTGTAAATAAAGCAGATTTATATAAGACAATCCCGCATTTGGAGATTGGAGGCAGGTAATGGCCAAAGGGTTTAAAGCGCAGCATTTTGAAGATTACAGTATCGTTAAAGGTAATGTTAAGGTCAAGCTGAATTTGAAACAATATGGTGAAAAACTCCAAAAAGCCCAATATGATTTAGATGGTCAAATTATGAATAATATGAAACCCTATATGCCGTATCAGGCAGGAACATTTCAGCAACAGACAGCCGCAAGGAGTACGGCGCTGCAGGGAACTGGAAAAGTATGTGCTGGTGCTCCGCCGATGGGTAGATTCTTATATGGTGGAAAAGTCATGATCGGTGAGACAAGCAAAAGCCCATGGGCCATGGAGGATGAAACTAAAGTTCTGACTGACAGAGATTTGGAATATGCAAATCCGGATGCAACAGCACAATGGTTTGAAACTGCCAAAAAAAATCATATGGATGATTGGGTGAAATGTGTTGAAGATAGTCTGAAAGGAAATTGATTATGGAAAAAGAACAGCTCAAAAATGATTTTGAAGGTCAGAAAGCAATAACGAATGCATTAATGGATCTTTTAAATGCATATCCGGTACTGAAAAGCACACAGAGCATAGACTTTTCTTTCCTGGAAGAATCAAAAGGAATTGCATTTTATGCTTTGGGCGGTGCGGTTATTATCTCGGACAAAGAAAGTGTAACCGGTAATGTGGAATTGAAATGTCAGTATCCATTTACTGTCGTGTTCCGTGATAAGCCGGTGAGAGAGAACAGAAGAATTGAGATTTGCACTTTTCTTGATAATCTTGGCAGGTGGTTAGAAATGCAGCCAATACCAACAGAGGACGGAATGCAGCAGTTGACAGAATACCCAGAGCTGACCGAAGGAAGAAAGATAACACAGATTCAGCGGACGACACCGGCACACTTGGACGGAAGGACAGAGGCAGGAGTTGAGAACTGGATCATAGGATTAAATTTACTGTATGAACAGGAATATGAAAAGGAGTGGATTTTATGAAATTAGCAAGAAAATGTTTTGCACAGTACTTAGACAGTACATTTGATGTAACAAAAAGCTCACCGGCATGGTTCCTGGTGGGTAAGAATGTAGATGAAATGTCTACAGAACTTAACCCGGATGTGACCGTAGGACAGGATGTAACAGGAGAAAACTATACAGAGGACAATGGATATACACCGTCCGTGGAAGTAGATCCTTATTATGCAAATCCTTCCGATGGAGCTTTTTACGAGAAGCTTGTGGATATCGCAATGAACCGTAAGGTTGATGATAACTGCAGAACATTCATCCTGGAGGTGCTTGTAGAGGATACAGAAGCCGAGACACATAAAGCATGGATGGAAGAGGTTATTGTGAAACCAAAATCAATTGGTGGAAAGGCAAATGTAAGTATTCCATATACCGTAAATTACGCAGGAAACCGTGTTGAGGGTACCGTAACAATCAAAAATAAAGTACCAACTTTCACGGCGAAAACAGCATTACCAGCATAAGGTATTAGGCAGACGCTTAATATATAACACGTGTGGGTGGCAGTGCCTATGCTGCCACCTAAATTCATAGGAGGACGAGACAATGAGTAATAAGAACAGAAAAGTAAGAAATTTCAATGGAAACAATAACAGCATGGAACTTACGGTAGATACCGGTGTGCGCACTTATATTATTAAAAACACACAGGGACGGCAAATCGGTGAATTAGTATTTAATCCGACAGATACAGATATTATTAGCAGATATGAAACGGTGATCGACCGGATCGGCGAAATTGAGACGGTGATCAGGGATAATCCGGGTGCGCAGGGAGTAATGCTGGTATCGGATAAAATAAAGCAGGAAATTGACTACATTATCAATGGTGATTCTACAGCAGCATTTTTCAATGAACAGAGTCCATTGACTACAATTAATGGGAAATTCTACTTTGAAAATGTTTTAGAGACAATTGCGAAGGTTATTACCAGGCAATTTAACATAGAAGTGAATAAGACAAAGAAACGTATGCAGAGATACACCGGTTCCTATATGCCGGGAAAAATTTGAGTATAGGAACCCTGCCACAGACTTTAAAGGTTGGCGGCAGGGATTGGAGGATACGCACGGATTTCAGGGACATATTAAAGATTTTTGAGGCAATGAATGACAGAGAATTAGAGCATGAAGAGAAAATATATACCATGCTCTATATTCTTTATCCAGACCTTGAAAAGATGCCTGTAAGGCTTTATCAGGAGGCAGCGGAACAGGCAAACTGGTTCATAGATGCAGGAACACAGGATGATGAAGGTGAAAATGTCCGGAAAATGGACTGGACACAGGATGAACCGATTATTTTCCCGGCAGTCAATGCAGTTGCAGGAAGAGAGACCAGAGCCGAGAAGTATATGCATTGGTGGACCTTCCTTGGATATTTTATGGAGATCCGGGAAGGAGTTTTTGCAACAGTTGTCCGTATCCGAACGAAAAAGCTGGAGGGAAAAACTCTTGATAAATGGGAAAAGGAGTTTTACCGGAAGAATAAAAAAATCTGTGACCTGATCGTTGAAAAGACGGAGCAGGAGAAACAGGAAGAGCAGGAAATTAACAATTTATTAGGATAGGTCAGAGAGCCTTTGAGCCGCCTATGATAAGGTGGTGAAAAGGTGTCAAAGAAACAGGGCGAAGTAATTGTCGAAACCGGTATGGACAATTCAAAGTTTGTAAAAGGTGTAAACGAATTAAAGAACCTCGTTGAGCGACTGACCAATTCGTTAGGTAAATCAAGTAATAAAATAAAACAGTCTTTTTCACAGGGATTCTCCAGTGGAGATACAAAGCAGGCGGCAGCAGGATTTGAAAATCTTACACAGAAAGTAAGTTTATATAAAACACAGCTTGAGCATTTACAAAATAATAAAGGACTTGGATTTGGAAATGCGGAGTATGATCAGACTTATCAAAAGCTTTTACTTGCAGAGAGAGAACTTGCGAACTATAAGAGGAATCTGGAAAGCTCTGCCACAGCGGAACAAAAGCAAATTGGTATATTACCGTCATTAGCAAATGGTTTTCGGATGCTTGGAGATTCCGCGGCAGCAGTACCAGGAAGACTTTTAAATATTGCAAAGAGTGCGCCGTCTGCAATGCTTCGGGGCGTAGCAAAGGTGGGGACGAGTGCAGCGAAAGCGGTTGGACAACTTGCGCTGAGAATGACAGGACTGCCTGGGTTATTCAAGAATTTGAAAAACCGATCAAGCGGGCTTGGCAGCAGTATTTTTAAACTTGGGAACATGTTTAAATTGCTTGTTGCAAGAATGGGAATGCAGGCCGTAATCAATGGGGTGAAGCAGGGATTTCAGAATCTTTCGCAATATTCTTCCAGTGCAAATGCTGATATATCTGCACTGATGTCTGCATTAACGCAGCTTAAAAATAGTCTTGCATCCGCATTTGCTCCATTGTTGTCGGTGGTAAGCCCGATATTGACAAGTTTTATCAACCAATTATCGGCAGCAATTTCCAAAGTTGGACAGTTTATAGCAGCGATTACCGGAAAGAGTACATTTACACAGGCAACAGCCGTTCAGCAGAACTATGCAAAGTCATTAAACAATACAGCGAACGCGGCAAAAAAGGCGGCAAATTCGCTGTATTCGTTCGATGAACTAAATGTAATTGATAGTAAAGATTCAGATTCTGGAAGCGGCTCTGGTGGAACTGTATCACCATCAGAAATGTTTGAGGAAGTTCCGATTGAGAGTGATGTGCAGTCTTTTGCGGACAGGTTAAAAGCAGCATTTGAGGCTGGAGATTTCTATGGTTTAGGTGCGATAATCGGGCAGAAACTGAATGAAGCACTGGAAAGTATTGAATGGACCGGCATTCAGGAAAAAGCCAGAAATATTGCAAATAATATTGCAACCCTTATAAACGGATTTTTAGAGACAGTAGACTGGAACCTCGTTGGTTCTACGATAGCAAATGGACTGAATACGATTGTTTATTTTCTTGAAGAATTTGTTACTACGCTTCATTGGGAATCAGTAGGAACGGCGATTTATCAGACCTTAAACGGTTTTATTGCGACAGTGGACTGGGGTGCTATTGGGAATACAATTGGCACAGGCCTTAAGGGAATCCTTACGATCATCTACACAACGTTGGAGGGACTTGATTGGAAATCGTTGGCGGATGGTGTGTATACATTTCTTACCAATGTTGACTGGAGTGGTATTTCATCTGCACTTTTCGAATCAATAGGTTCGCTGATAGGTGGTATTATTGCATTTCTGATCGAACTTATCACTGATTTCGGAACAGATTTATATGATGCCTATTTTAATAATGGAGAGGACGGCATTCAGGGATTTTTAGATGGAATGTGGGCATTGCTGCAGGATATCGGCACATGGATATATGATCATATGATAAATCCACTTATTACAGGAGTTAAGAATGCTCTTGGTATCCATTCGCCGTCAACAGTATTCCGGGACATAGGTATTTATCTGATGCAGGGATTCCAGAATGGAATTAAATCACTTGTTACACCGGTTTTAAATACATTCTCGAATTTGAAAACCAAAATTCTGGATATATTCAATAAATTGAAAACAAGTGTATTCGGTGTGATTAATGGTCTGCTTTCAGGAATAGAAACCATGTGCAATGGTGTTGTATCAGGTGTTAATAAATGTATAGCAGCACTGAATGGGCTGAGTTTTACGATACCAGAATGGGTACCGGTATTCGGTGGAAAATCATGGAGTATGAGTATCCCGACGCTGAGAGAGGTTAAGCTGCCTCGACTTGCAACCGGAACTGTTGTGCCAAAGCAGGCAGGTGAATTTGCCGCAATTCTTGGTGACAACAATCGGGAGACGGAAGTTGTCTCACCATTATCAACAATTCGTCAGGCACTTAGGGAGGAACTTGATTCTTCAGAAAGAGATGTGAATGTATATATTGTTGCTGAAGGAGATGAAGCAGGATTTATGAGATATATTAAATATTCATATGATAAAGAATCACAGCGTGTAGGTACAGATTTTACAAAGGTGGAGCCGGCATGATAAAGATAGATGGAAAACAGTATGATGTACCAATAACAGAATTGGGACTGGATGTAGAATTTCAGTATAAGTTTGCAGAGAGAAATGAAAAATATGAATTGAATTATGAACTTGGCGCAGTGTTTTACAACCAGTCTATAACATTTGCTACTACGGACACAACGAATAAAGACTTTGTTGCACTGGTGCAACTTTTAAGTACGAAGAGCAGTATTGATGATGGTACCGGTCATGAAGTAGAAATAAGGACACCTATGGGGAAAATGGTATTTCTTATGTATCCAAACAAACTTTCAATGAAGATGAAGAATACAATTAATAAAGACACAAATGAAGAATATACGAAGTGGGGCGGGTTCACAGTGAAGTTTATAGCGATTAAACCAGCAGAAAGATGGTAAGTATGAAAAAAATGCAAAGAACAAGCTGTAGCGCACATATGAAATTTATCGATGTAACAGCATTATCAGATGCAAGCGTGGCTACAGATGATAACCAGTCCATTGGAAATCTTGAATCTTTGGAAGTTGAGACAGATCAGGCGGATTATGGAACATTTGAATTAAACCAATTTGTGTTGGATGGAAATAAGAATGTTATGCCGGATTTTCCGGGCGACATTGTATTTTGGAGTGTTGAACAGTCGGGAGAGGACTGCTTATTTCAGAAAAATCCTAGACTTACGATTACTTTTAGTGCACAGCATTCATCGGCCGGAATTACGTTGTATTTTGCGGATGAATATCCTGCGGAGTTGATAATTACCTGGTATACATTATCTGGAAGTAAGTTGGATCAAAAAACATTTTATCCCGATAATTTGGTATATGCATGTGTTCATCAAGTCGCAAATTATGGAAAAGTTGTAATTGAATTTGTCAGGACAAGGTTGCCAAAGAGATATATAAAACTACGATATATTTTATATGGACGCTACATTGAATGGACTGGCGATGTGATCAAGACTGCCAAGATACATGAGGAGATCAACGAGATCAGTACTACATTATCCATTAACACAGCAAGCATATCAATATTGGATGCTAAAAACGATTTTGATATCAGTAATGAAAATGGATCTTGGAGGTCTGTACAGAAAACACAGGAAGTAACCTTTACGGAGAACAAAGATGGTGTAGATATTCCGGTAGGAACTTTTTTCATTGATACATCGGATTTTAAAAATAATACAGCAAGTTTCAAATTGAACGACAGAATTGGTCTGATGGATAATTATACGTTTTATAATGGGAAAATGTACACGAATGTACTGGCAGGAAAATTATTAGAAGAAATATTTGCGTGTGCAGCAGTAACAAAATTCATCATCGATGAAGAGGTATACAATACAAAATTAAATGGTTATTTGGCGGTACAGTCATGCAGAGCAGCCCTTCAGATGATATGTTTCGCGTGTGCGGCAGTTGCGGATGACAGCAGGAGTGATGTTATTCGGGTTTTTAAACCAGATTGCTATGTCAGTTCAACAATTGATACAGAAAGAAAATTCAATAACAAATCAAATGTAAAATTGGATGAGTATGTATCAGGGGTTTCTATTGAATGTGGAAAATATGATTTAGAAACCGAAGAGTCAGACATTTTTAAGGATAATCTTCCAAAGGGAAAATCAAAAATAACATTTTCAGAACCATGTAATCCAGAATCATTGATATTATCAAACGGAGCTTTTATAGAAAAGCATACAAATTGTGTGGTTGTTCAAATGGAGACAGCTGGTGCATGCGTGATCACAGGAAAAAGATATAAAAAAACTACATTTTCATATACGAAAAATGTGGATCATATTGAAGCAGGGGAATCCGAAAATATCAAGAAAATAGGGACGATCACACTGTACAACATGGAATACTTAGATACTGTCGCTGAAAAGTTACTATCATATTATGCATTAAGAAAAATCCTCAGTATGAAATATATTTTGAATACAGAGAGTGTGAGTAATTGGGTAAATGTGGTAGACAAGAATAGTAATATTGCAACTACGCTGATTGAACAGCAGGATATAGACCTGACAGGAGGATTTATTGCAACGGCATCTTGCAGAGGATATTCAGTAGTTGTTACGGAAAATTACTTTGCCGGAACTGAATTATATACGGGAGGAGATGTGATGATCTAATGGAAATGAGACCAATTATATATAGCGCAAAATTATCTAGTCAGAAAGTCACAACGAAAACCAAAGTTACAATAACGGTTGTGGCAGATGATGTAGAGACGTATTACACAGAAACAAAATATACCAGATCCAGCAATCATGAACTTGTAGCTGGACAGGAGATAGGAGTGATTTAATGGCAATTGTAAAAGTAAGGGTACAGGTTGATGGAGTGTGGACGAATCTCACATTGAGCAATGGAAAATGGGTTGGAACAATCACAGCCCCTGCAACCACATCATACAATCTGGCCAACAAGTATTATCCGATTAAAATTGAGATCACCAATGATGCAGGAACTGTAGTGACGAAAGATGCTACAGATACCACTCTGGGAGAAGAATTGAGACTGATCGTAAAAGAAACGATGAAGCCTGCAATCACGCTGGTATCTCCATCAAAAGGCGCATATGTGACAAATAATAAGCAGCCGATCACCTTTAAGGTCGTGGATGAAGCTGGAGGCTCTGGTGTAAACCTGTCCACCGTCAAAATAAAAGTAGACGGTACTACATACACAACTTCAAGCACAGGAATGGTAAGCAAAGGGATTACAAATGGTTATCAATTTGTGTTTACACCGCAGACAGCTCTTAAGGATGGAAACCACACTATCACCATTACGGCATCAGATAATGATGGCAATGCGGCATCTACAGTTACATCTACATTTACGATCGATACGGTACCGCCGACGCTTACGATTTCATCACCTGCAGCAGGGCTCATCACAAATAAATCTGCGCTTACAGTAACCGGTAAAACGAATGATGCAACTTCAAGTCCGATAACATTGACTATGACATTAAACGGCACGAGCCTAGGATCAGTAGCGGTAGAAACTGATGGAAGCTTTTCAAAAGCGGTTACTCTTGCAGAGGGAACGAACAGTATTGTGGTTACGGCTAAAGACGGAGCCGGACAGACTACCAGCATTACATTGAGTGTAAAGCTTGATACTACGGTTCCTGTGCTAAAAGGCATTACACTTGCACCAAATCCGGTAAGCACAAGTGCAAGTGTAGCAATCACGGTTGAAGTAAGCTGATGGCTTCGGGAACGATCAGCTTCGAACTGTCAACAGACATCACTTACGTTGCCGGAACTGTAAATGGTGTTGAAACAGTTTTCATTCAGGACGAGGCGTATCCGGTCAAGTGGAGAGCAACGGTAGATGTGGCAGAGGACAGTTTATATCATATATACCTTGAGATGTATGATGAGGCAGGGAATAAGAGTACCTACGAGAATACGATCGAGTATATTCTGCCGTGGTTTATTTATGATCGTACACAAGAGGATGTAGACCGGGTACAGGAACTTCGGAATATAGGATGGGAGAATATGACAGACAGTGAAAAAACGGAATGGCAGCAGGGGATGAAAGGCGCATTCAACTTATCAGATGTCAGGCGTAATGAAAACAACTGCTATGTTATTGCACAATTGCTGAACATTTCTCTGGTCACTTGTAAGGATAATCTCCCAACATATCCGGATAAAACATATTTTGACAGTCTTTTAAAGAACGTCACAGCATTGCGGAATGCCGGTTATCGGTATGTAGAGACACCGGAAGTTCCACAGCAGCCGATTAACACATACCAGAAAATTAATGATATTGAGAAAATATTACATGACATTTATGAAGTTTATAATTCAAACTTTGTCCATTACGCAGGCGAAGAAATCTATGCTGGACAGAGCATTGGATTACTTTTATAAGAAAGAGAGGATTTTATCATGGCATTTAGTTTGAAAACATGGGTGAATCGTATTTCCGAGTACCCAAACAGAAGAAAATTAACACATGAGGACGGCAACACGGAACTTGTGACCGTAGCGAGAGCAGAGGGACAGATCTCAGCAGAGGGAAATGCATTTTCTGCGGAAGAGATGAATGATCTGGAGAACAGGATCAAGGGTGGATTTGACGAGGTTAACCTTAGTTTAGAAAATTGTTTAAAATCTGTAAGTGATGGTAAGAAAACCGTAGCCAATGCCATCACTGCACAAGGT